CGAGTTAGACTCTCGGGACTTGGTCGGAGTGTCGATGATCTCGTGACTTTAGGCAATGCGCTGTAGGTGGCTTTACCCAAACCTACAGACCACGAGCGTGCTTTATTCATCGCTCGTGACGACTGCACAGAACGCCCTCTAATACTTACTATCATGTTCCCTTTTGAGGTAGTGACAGTAGGTACTAGTTTGCGGACTGTACGGTAAGGGTAGGACCTTATAAAGCGAACAAATTGGAAATATTGCCGAACTTTGTCGCCTTTACGATGGGGTAAGCGTTTCTCACTAGAGTGATTCACCAGAGAATCTGGATGGATCAAACCAGTGGTCAACACTACCCGACCGTTTACGGTAACAAAGACCTCGACACGTTCCCCGTCTGCAAGCTTAAGGTTCCTTCCTACCTGGCCCAACGAATAAGCCAAATCGTTTGGACTGCTGTTAAGAAATGGACTTAACGCCATATCGGTATAAAATCCTTTATGGCGAGACCAATCTCAACAACGTTGAGACTCACCAACACACTTGCACACACAGAGCCCAAAATGCAGGCCAGTGAAATAGCAAAATGGTTAGGAGTAAAATCCTCTTCCAAAATTACTACCACTGTGTCCAACATGAGGGCTCCTTAGTGTGATGTGTTAGTGAGGGAGCTAGTTAAACTAGCTTCTGAGCATCCTTCTCTTGACCCACTCAAGGTGTCGACGTTGGATACAGATGCTGTCAATACCATAGAGGCTTTCAAACTCGAAAGTCCCCATGATCTTGCCATCTGCACCGTCCGTCAAACCTTTAGCGATTAAGAGTTTCTCGATAACCTCGTCGTATTGTTCCTGGCCAAATTTAGCTAGGATAACACGGCGGGAGCTATGGAGTTTCTCTACCATGGCAGTAATGCTATAGGTAGTCCTCCCGAACTTATCATCGTAACCTTCATCGCTTCCTTTATAGAAGGCGACTCGGATTACGAGGTGGTTCTCATCTGCTGCAGCGACAATAACGTCGTTAAACCGCATATGAAGCTCCTTAGGTTAAACGAGAGTTCCTCAATCATTTGAGGGATGCTCACAGAGACTGCTCTACATCGGAAGGCTAATAGACAAGCCCGAGACCATATGAAGGAAATCATACTAGGTGTAAAAGCACCGTTCTGATACTCCGATCCATATGATCCCGGGTCTGTCAAGGTAAGATTTCTCTTACCTTCGTCAAACGACTTTCTTAGGTTCTCTCTAAGTTCCCACAAGCCAGAAGACAATCCTGGCGAGGAGATCGAAGAGATCCTTAAGTAGGTCGAGCGGCATATAGCC